CGAGTGTTTACGTCATCAGAAAGAATCATCGTTGTTTCCTGAAATTGACCTTTGACAATGGCGCGTTTTTCGAGTGTATCGCGTTTTATGTTCATATTTTGAAGCACGTTCATCGTGAGTTGTGGTGCGATGGACAACGTATTCATATGCGTGCGATATTTGAAAGAACATACGCTCGTTTCGTGGACGATGAATTGGATACTATACCACCAAAACGCCGGAATAAACATAACCATTCCCTGGAACAATTCAACTTCGAGTGTCTTGATTTTATCAAAATCGTCCTGGTATTCGGGCTGGACCTTCCACGGGTTCACCGGTGACCTGAATTCTAAAATATCGTAATCATTAATTGGGTATAAATACCGTGTGTCTTTGGGGGGAATTAAAAGTATCTTAATTCGACCTTGCGTGACAAGGAAATAATTCCGATAATTCACTTCATATCGGAGCGGCGTGGTTGTTCCGGTAGACGCCATCATTATATCATACATACACGTAGACACCATATACGGGCGTAGAAATTCATCGTTCAATTGAAATATTTTAATAAGACCAGTTTCATCTATAAAATCAGAATTGCGTTCACTAATGTATTTCAGTTCGGTGTCTTTTTTCAGTACTTCGTGTGCGATTTTGAATGTAACTGGGATATATAATACGACGTCATTTTCTGTTCCTTTCTGGGGGGTTTTTGCGGCGTCCGCATCCGACGGCGACGACGGCGACGAGCCAGTTTTACTAACATCACGAATATGTATATCGAATGCTCGGTAATTGGTGTGGATGCCTTGATATGATAGTTGGGCTAGCATTTGGTCATTATAAAACTCAAAGGTGGTTGGCTGTCGTATATCACATACTTCTTCTAAACGCTGCTTTGACGGTTGTTCTATTTCATATACTTCTAAATCATTGCTTCGTTTCAGATGAAAATGGATATGTAGATACAAAAATAACACGATACAGAAAATGAAAATAGAAATAACTAACATTGTAAATATGAATACTATTACATATTCATATTTATACTTCTTTTTTTTTACGCGCGGTTAGATTTCATTTACGATGAGTGCGATTTGTTCTGGAAAATGTGGCATTTCCGAATACGTATCTGGTTCGGTCTCTTCAGTAGAATCGAGCGCTTCCGCTGGTGCGTCTGGGTCTGCGTCTGCGTCTGCGTCTGCTGGTGCGTCTGCTTCTTCTAGGTCAATAATTTGAGCAGGTTCTGTATCCTCATCGTTGTTATTGCTGACTTCTGATATAAGTTCGACCGGTCCGGTAGATAATACAATTTCGGTCATTTCCGTCATTTCCGGCTGATATAACCCATCATTATCCAATCCGTCGTCCTGAAATACGACCTGCGACGATTCTTCCGGTTCAGACGTATGGGATGGCGTCGACGATGACGCATTTTTATTCAATAGTCGCATCAACATTGTATTCATTTCATTCATCATTTGTTGCTGTGAATGGATGAGAGAACGTAATTCTTGGTTCTCTTTGACAAGAGGCTCAATCTTCATAATCACCTCCGAGAGATTCGTATCATTGACAATCTTATCCACAATACCTTCTACGAATTCGCGACTATTTGTTAAATCATTCATAACTACCTCCATCAATAATTCTTGTTCTGGTTCTGGTTCTGGTTCGTCAGCATCATTGTCGGCATCAGGTGCGACTGATGCTTCTTTTATGGCGGGAAGACCACCTTTTGTTGAAACGCTATCTAGTAAATAGTCCAGCTGTTGGATCATCTCTTGTATGACGTTATCATGTTCTTCAAGTTTGGCGTCATGAGATTTTAATATAACAATCGGGGGCGGAATCACGCCAGTATCAGATACCATACTTACAAAGGGTGTCATTCGACTCGGTGTCTGTGACCCGTGTTTGGGGTGTGAGTGTGCCCGTGTCTCTGCCTGGCGTGGCGCCCTCGCCTGGGCTTGTGCCTGCGCGCGTGCCTGTTTAATTAGCTCTATTTCCGCTTGTGTCTTATAATTCGGATTCTTTCGCGGTATTCCTTTTTCATAAATAAATTCTGGTTCATTCATAGAGGGTATAGGCATTTGTCCTCTCTGATGTTGTAGTTCTTGATCCTTCTCTTGAAGTTGCTGCTGCTCCGCTTGCTCCATCTGTTGCGCAATTGCCATTTTCTGTTTAAGAATTTGGGTTTGGATTTCGTTTTGTTTTTGGAGAACTCGGAGTTTGTCCATTGGTATTACGCTTCCTTGGGTTTGGATCGTTTTGGTTCGCGCGGCGATTTGCTGCCGAATCAGTTCTATGTTTTCATATATATTTATCGGGACATTCGGTGCTGCTTCTCTCGGAAGCGTATATTGCGGCTGGTTATTATGTTCTGGAAATGTTTGATTCATCAACTGTTGCGCCGTAGGCGTTGTTCGATTATAATAAGCGGATGATTGTGTAGGAGCGCCGCTAGTGCCTGCGCCCATTGGCGAAGATGATGCTCTGCGCTTTCGCGCGGCTGACAATGCTGCATTACCACTCATTTTGTTCGTTCGGTCGTGAAGATTATAAAATGTAATAACACATTAATTCTATATTATTTTCGCATTGTCATCTTCAATGAATCATAACTTTCATATTTTGACACGCGAAAATCTTCAAATGTATAGCCATTGATGTCATCTCTCAATACCGATATTTCGACTCTCGGAAACTCGAGAGGGCGACGCAATAACTGCGTTTTCATAACGTCCATATGGTCGTCGTATATGTGGGCGTTTCCTAAATGATATACGAATTCGTGTGCTACCAGACCGCAATGTTTCGCAAGAAGATGTGTCAAAAAACTATAGGATGCGATATTGAATGGAACTCCTAAACCAACATCACCACTTCGCTGATATAGAGCACACGAAAGGCGACTCTGGTTATCTACATTAAACTGGCATAGGATATGGCACGGCGGCAATGCCATCTCATCTAATTGGCACGGGTTCCACGCGGACATAATGAGACGACGTGAAAATCTCTCGGTGGGGTGTTTCAGACACCGAATAATCTCGGCGAGTTGGTCGATTCCTTTCCCCGTGTAATCCGTCTCGTGATTCTCATACGCTGCGTTGAAGTGGCGCCATTGATGCCCGTAGATAGGCCCGAGGTCGCCTTCGGCGTAGTGCGCGAGACCGCGCGATTCCATAAATTCGTGTGACGCATTATCGTCCCAAATGTGGACGCCGGCATCTTGTAAAACACGATTATCAGTTTTCCCCTGAATAAACCAGAGGAGCTCTTTGAGACACGTCTTCCACGCCATTTTTTTAGTAGTGAGTAGTGGAATACACCCTTGGTCTAATGAGAATACCATTCCTGCGCCAAATATGGAAAACGTAGACCCATTCCGGCCGGTTTGTTCGTGGTTTTGTTCTATGATGTCGTGGATGAGATTTAGGTATTGGTATTCCGCGTGTGGGTGGATGAATAATGCGGGGGTCTCGGCGTGGGCGTCGGCGTGGGTGGTTTTTATGGCATATTGTGCTACACCCGTATTTTCAATTCGATAATGCGGAACACTGTTGATACGTGAGAAACGACGGAGCATTAGAATTATAGAAATACTACAATAAATAGTATCATTGTTATCTGTTTAATTCGATTCCATTCCATTCCATTATTTTATATATTCGATGGTATATATATATACTCAACAATGGAGGCATTTGAAGAAACTGTAAAAGAAGGCACGAAGCGCGGTAGTTCGTTGGTCGATCATGTCTTTCGTTTAGACGAACAGCAGCAAGGCGTCCTATTAAACATCGTCCAATACACCATCGTCGGATTTATTCCAATTCTCATTATGTTATACTTGGTTCGAACTTATGTTCCCGAACCCGACGACCACAAGGCCACCTTGATGATTTTAGTAGAAATCCTCGGACAAATCCTCTTTATGTTCGTGTTCATCTACTTTATCCATCGGTTGATTACATACATTCCAACCTACTCCGGATACAGATACAGCGAGTTCAACTTTACTACCACAATTTTAGGCATATTGATGATTCTCTTGAGTATCAAGACAAAGTTAGGCGAGAAGGTCCAGATTATCGTGGAGCGCACAATCGAGTTACTGGGCGGTGAGTCGAGTTACAATGGCACTGTAGGTGGTGGTGGCGCCGCACAAGGTGGCTCGGGCGCAGTTCGCATCACGCAACCCCTTTCCCAGCCATACGCAGGCGGTGTTCCGGGTGGAATGATTGGTGGCGGAATGGCACCTCCTAACCCAGCGATGACCGCCAATCGCAATACCGGCACGGCGGACTACGGTCTCTCGCAGGCGTCGCAGCAACAACAGCAGCAGCAGTTTAACAGCACTTATGCGCAAAATGTCGGCGGAGGAATGCCCGGCGGGATGATGTCGTTTGAGCCGATGGCAGCCAATGAGGTTATCGGGTCGAAGTTTTAGGGTTCACTTCTCTATAAAAATCTCTCGCTCTATACTTTTCATAATCTTACGTTCACCAATCGGGTCATCCTTGATTTCGTGAAGGACATTTCGAATCATCTTATGGTGAAATTCCTGGAGTCTACTATTCGTCTCCCACCCCGGGTGTAAATCCATCCACTTTTTAACTGCGAAATACTCTTTATTGGCGATATCAATGAACGCCTGGCGCATCCGCGCATTCCCCTCATCTCTCGCCCACTGGTGATTGTCCCGGACATAAATCGTATCCCGCTTCTGGTCTGTACAGTGAATCGGGCGCTTATACAAGTCCATTTGCTTCAATCCGTCAATCATCACCTTGCTAATTCCTTCTACAAGTCCCTGGTTCCGTGTATATGTCAAGTCGTCCATCGTGATTTCGAGAGAATTGACAAAGTCCGAGATGTTGACTGCGTCTTTACACTGTTCGTTCAAGAAAAAGTTCAAATTAAACTGGTTGTTATTCGTATTATTGACAATAATATTGCGTTCCTTGCTTAATTCCACGATTTGCTTTTGTAGAGTTTTATTCTGGTCTAATAACTCAAACACGAGAGAATTGACGAGAGATTTCTTGTTTCGTTTCTTGCCATCGGTAAGCGCCGAAATCATTTTCCTGATATAATCCTTGAGTTTCTCATTTTGCTCGGTGAGAAGCTCGGATACAACCGATGATGCCGCATCGGTTCCTGTGGTCATTGCGGACATTGCCGATACCGTATCCGCGTCCGAGTTCGACCCAGAGTCAGAGTCAGAGTCAGAGTCCGTGTCTTCGTCGTCCACCATAGACGACTTTGAAGACGATGACGATATCGACCCTGCGCGATCATCATATTCTTGTTTTTCAGAGATTTGGAAGGATAATTCTGGTTCTGTAAAATTGGAATAATGGAAGACTATATTGTCGTTTGGTTCATTCATTTTCTCCGCCTTTTTTTTAGATTTGAAACGATAGCGCACGATTTCCGTAGAGTCGTCGTGGTCGTGGTCGTGGTCGTGGTCGTGGTCGTGGTCGTGGCCTCCGCCGCCGCCGGAGGCGATAGGTTGTTCTATTCTCTCGACCGCCACCACCGGCGCCACCACCGGCGCAGCGAGACGTGTCGTCGTGGTGGTTGTTGTCAATGTAGTCGAAATAATAGAAACCGAAACAGTATTCATTGAAGAATCTGACTGCGGTATACCTGCCAATTTATTCACAGACTGTCTATGTTGAAATTGAAGACACGTAGAAGTATGTTTATAATAACTTGACCGGTGCGCATAGGTTTTTTTACAAAGGCAAACATATTTTCCTTCATTTGTCTGGGTTGGAATCCCTCCTTCTAAAACAGGCGGAGCCGACGTTGCGGCCTTTTCATCGGCGAAAATATTTGGTTGGATTTCATTAAGTCCAGGAAGTTCGTCCATTGACTTCTCGTCCATTTTTTCATCGTTCAAATTTGGTTTCATTTTAATAATATAGGAATTCGCCAGGTCCTTGGCCTGGTTTTCATTCTTACAAGCACATTCCTCCAAAATATTACACTTCCAATTCGCCCAACCACCATTCTTCCGAATACATTCGTATAACTTCGTCCGATAGGTATTATCCAAAGACTCGCGCTTATGTTTATACTTTCGTTGTGTCAAGTTAGTTGTATACGAAATATATGCGTCTGAAATCTCTTTTGTTTTACAAGTTAGTTGGTAGATATATGTTCTTGAGTAGTCAACATACTTCCGCGGCATTTTTCACCGGTTGAAATTGAATATTCCGAGTGATTGTCTTACTTATAAACTATACTATACCTCTATTATTTATTATGTCCCCCACTGCCTGACTTTTCACTTTACCCCAGGCGTTTGGCAACATTGAGACCAATCGATGGTGCCAATGTTGCCATTCTCACTACGAAAACCGAACACGTCAGTGTGGGGTATTGTCTGATTTTGTCTGATTTTACCCTCATTTTGTCTTATTTTGCAATATTGCACTTTAGACATTTTGGCAACATTTACACCATCTTCAATCACATCACCAGAAATAAAAAAGCTATATATCCCGCTAACTCGAAAAGGGTAAAGTGGTCTAAAAAAATAAATGTCCAAATCTGGGATTGGCCGTCTTGCTTTTAAAACGCGATTTTTCGCACATTTAGCCTGACGAGAGCATAATTCGCGATTTCTGCCACAAAATGCCGCAAAACCGGCGGGAACATCGTAAGCCAAATTCGCATACTTGCGTCCAGCGCCATTTTGCCTCCCGACCGCGCCATTTTCCGCCTTACTGACTTTTCAAAAAGCTATAAGATAATGCTATATATGCTTTAGTTTTCAGTAAGGAGGTAGATAAATATGCGAAAAGATGAACACCATCGAGATAAATATCCGCCATTATCACGGTCCTTATCGGTAATAAATAGATGCTTATATATGAATGTATTGCTAGGAACGCTACGCTCTATGAAGAAAACGGTAGTGGTTGATTTGGATTATATGCGTCCGTCAGTGGGGGGAGGTCGCCGTTCGAGGTCTAGATCTAGATCTAGATCCAGGTCCAGGTCCGCGCGGCGTGTATCCAATGGCGATGGTATAGAAGATGATCTAAATATATATGAATTACTACATAAGGATATCGGCAACGACGACGACGACGACGACGACACTATTGATACAGTGTCAACAATGACGTCCACCGACGACGACAATGACGCGGACAGCTACGAATTATCACCGCCTTACACACGGACACACCCGACTGTCAAAGATACTGATTATGCTGTGGATTCCGACGATGACCTACTTCAATCTGTGCTAGATGAGCCCACATTTCCGTTGGATATTAATGCGATATTATCTGCGATGAATAAGACAGAGAATAACACCATTGCGAATTTGACGATGAAGAAGATTGCGACGAGAAGACACGAAATTCTATCATCATTGAATTTGACGCCGGAGAAAATGGAAGAGTTTGAACGGAAATTACCAATGTATCGCGTCATTGAAAATCCATATGATCTGAAACATAACCAATTGATACGATGGATACCCTTACGGTCTCTCGAAACGCGCCCATATATCACACTTGGCGGGACATTATTTCGTGTTCGTCAAAACCCGGAGGATGGAATTCACGTCGTGACAATCCGCAACGTGAAACACTTCGTATTCAATATCAAATTTGAACTTAATGTCGTGTTTCAGAGGTTGAGCCAGGAAGAAATGCTTATCTTGCGAGCGGTAGAATACGTGGAAAACGAAGATGAAGACGAAAACGGTTGCGGCGGGACCGATAATCAATGACGTAATACCACATCGTTTCCAGATTTTGTTATATCACTTGTAAACCGAGGTCGAGATCTGTTGCCACGCGCTGATTTACAGCGAAACCCGGGACGACGTAAGTTTTTATTATTGAATATTGACCGGGTACAATATGCGATACGACGACTTTCATCCGCATAAGCGCGCCTTTTTCGAGCCCGAGTCGTCGTCGTTGGCGGCTTAATACATCGGCACAACTTCTCCGCGAAAATGCGATGCGCGCGTTCCTTTACGGTTTTCGTGGAAATGCCAGTGGCCGTCCACGAACCACGATGATAATGTTGAAGAATTTTAATATAATCACTGCGCGTTAGTTTCATATCTTCATCAATATCATCGTCTGTATATTGTGGCGATGGAGTCATAATACTATAATACTATAATATAATAGTATTATACGAATGACTTCGAAACCAAAAATAAAGGTCGTTGTCTTTGATGTTGATGAAACTCTCGGAAATTTCTCTCAATTCTCTATATTCACGCATGTAATAGAAGAATACTTCAATAAACCGGATATTACATATCGACATTTCAATGATTTAGTTGATTTATACCCTGAAATTATACGACCGAGTATGTTGCGTATATTAGAATATATCCGTAAAAAGAAGAATTCGATACCAGGTAGTAAGGTTGTAATATATACCAATAATATGGGTCCCGATAAATGGGTCGCTCATATCCGCCAATATTTCGAGTATAAATTGCGCGCATCAGCTGCTGCGTCGGAAACCAGTGGCGGCGGTGGTCTTGCCATAATCCCACCACTATTCGATCATACCATTGGCGGGTTTAAACCACAAAATGCGGGGTCCGTGCCTGTGTCGGTATTCCCTCAACGAACCACAAAGGAAAAGACCGTAAATGAACTGATTCGTTGTGCGCGACTTCCATCCAATAGTGAAATATGTTTTCTAGACGATGTGTATCATCCTAAAATGGCAGATGAACGCGTGTATTATATCAAACTACAGGCCTATCACTCCTATATTCCATTTCATACATTTGTCGCCAGATTTGTAAACAGCTCATTATATCGCGAGGTGTTTGATAAGTTCGCCATACCATCTATTACCCCAGGAACATCATCCGCCGCAAAAAAACAGATTCTCTCAATCGAAATCCACAATCTCTTTGTTAAATATGCGAACATGGCGGATTATGACGCAAAGACACATCAACGAAAAATGTACCCCCGCGAGATTGATGAAATTATAAGCAAGTATATATTATACCACCTTCAACAGTTTTTCCGTGATGGTCCGCCTCCGATAGCACTCACATATTCGCGAAAATCGGTCAAGAGTGCTAAAAAAAATAGGGTATCGTCAGGAAGTGTGAGCCATAATAATAATGTTTTTTATGTAGATAAGGCAACAGCAGTAAAGAATATGCGTAATAAGACGGTCCGGAACCGATAATGCGCCGCTCACGCGAACCAACTCTGCTCACCCGACGCAGACGTAAATACAACCCGGTCCCCCGCAGCTTCTGCGGCCGCAATCGCCTCCCGTGTCGCAAGTTGTGTTTCGGGTGTAGAGTGTAATTCGTCAATATAGACAATCCCCGGCTCTCTGCGCGCGACTACACGCTGTCTCGCATTTGCTAGATCCATAATCGACCGGTGTTCGATTTCCTGATTAGCCCAACGCTGATGACGCATATTCGATATATGCTTGTCCCAATTGCCGTGTGTGCCTCTCCACCCACACTGACACCTTACCGGACGAACTGTTTCCAATTCGTGTTGAGTATCATCAAACAAACGCGCCATAATCACCTGAATCGCGTGATGAAGAACCATTGGACTCGTTTCATATCCAGCATTTCCTGCTTCGGGTTTGTAATTGAGAAGCATTTGAAATACATCGCGTTCTTCACCGCGATGGACCATATTGTATTCTTCTTCCATATAAATACTCGAATCTTCGCCGCACAACTCCACGACAATATCGTCGGCAACATCCATAATTTCATCGTATAGGTCTTCGTTATTCGTTTCAATATCTTCCAGTGTCAACCAACATCGTAACATTTCACCTGGACGGCGTTCTCTCAATACGTCGCGTTTGTGTTTATGGAGCGCACCAAGCGCATTCATTCCGCGTAAATACTCGCCTTCTGACATTTTATCCGCATTATCTTCCAATATATTCATCACAATATCCAGTTCTTTCTGAATCGCCGTTTCGACGCATCCGATAAGAGATGCGTCTCCACCGTCCGGCGACTGCGCCCCCTGGGTCAATTGTTGTTCTGATGATGACATTCACTCTTTATTTACTCTACCTATTTGACAAAAACAATTCAATTTTTCGTCAAATTACTCGGGTCACTGCGCGCGCGTCTGTTCCTGTATAAACTTCTTCACCACGGGGATCTTATCCACGGCGCCTGATGTGTCGATATAATTATAAATCGGATGGACTACTCCCGCACTTACCGGTTGTGTTATATTTTGCTGGATTTGTTTCTTCGCATAATTTGCGACAGTATCTGTTACAATATGCGTAAATAAAATAAAGATACACGTGGAAATAATAAGACGCCGGTCAAAATCACTAAACGTGTTTCCGCCTAAAAATGCGAATTTGGGGTTCGTCCAAGAAATCGTATTAAAACGAAGTAATAGAACAAATACTGCTACATATAATATCGTGTTTCGCAATAGGGGGATATACTCGGGAACTGTATTGTAAAAACCGAGCAATATAACCGTATAACTCGCGTAGAAGAATAAGTCAATATACTTGTAATACATTGTATACTTACCGAATATAGGTTTAACAAAGTCGCGGATGTTGGTTATGATCGCGACAATGAGGTCTTCGGCTGTATTTTTTATGGTATTCATATCGTATTTTAGGTTATGCGTGTTTGCGTCTGTATAATATATAGATAATAACTTAATTACTCGTATTATGATGTGCGTTGTCGCGGTCTGTTACATAAAACGACAATAAACGCGCACTTGGGTCCAGCACGCCTTCGCAAAAGGGATGTCGCCAATAATATGGGATAGTTTCACCACGCCCTTCATATATATTCTCAAATACGCGGCGATAATAGAAGCTTTCCTTATCATAGGGTGGATTATGAAGGGAATACAAATAATGCGCCTTATTCTGAAACTCTGAGTCGGTGATGACACGATCGGAATACTCTTTAATCATCTGGATCCATGTCCGACCTCCATCTGCGGCACTCACCCCATCACTGAACGCCTCCTTTCTTCGCCAGAGGACATCATCCGGTAAAAGCCCTGACCCTTGAAATGCCTGTCGGAGCATATATTTCTCCATTTTATCGTCATTGAACCGTTTGAATCGAGGAGGGATACTCATAACATATGCCATAAATTCTTTGTCCGCAAATGGTACACGTGCCTCCAAACCCGCGCCACTAACGCTTTTATCTGACCGAAGGAGGTCAAAGAATCGGACATCCTGAATCATCCGCTCATTTTCACTATGGAATTCCGTGTCGTTCGGGGCCTTCAAGAACCCGCGATATGACCCGAATATTTCATCCGACATATCCCCACAATAAATAACGACATCGTCTGTTTGCTGTTGAATATACTTACTGATGAGATAATTTCCAACCGATGCGCGAATCGTGGTAGTACAGTAACTCTCTGTTTGATATATCGTATCATATATCGCATTAATGAAATCATTCTCTGTAAGAGCGACTTCGTGATGACACGTTCCCAAATACTCGGCCACGCGCCGCGCCCATATCAAATCCACCGACCCCTCCAATCCTATGCTATATGTATTCAGGACAGTATCTGGCGACGTGTTCTTTAATTCTCTCGACACAATTGCGGTAACAAGAGAACTATCCAAGCCGCCAGATAATAAGCACCCGACGGGTCTCTCACTCATTAAGCGCTTCACAACTGCCTGTGTGAATAAATCGCGAATCTTCGTACATATTATGCTTTCGATTTCGCTTCCGATTTCGCTTATCGGATAGGAATAATTCACACACAGCTTTTTTATTTGAGTCTCGAGTAATGAGACATCGTTTGTTTTCTTTAAAGAGCCAGTGCCATCGGTCCCAGTATACGAAATATACGCATAGTCATAATAAGAGCGAAATGTCGCACTCCCGTCCGCACTATTCTCGCCAAGGTACTCCATATAACAACCAGCAGGGAACTGAACGACTGTTTCGCATAGCGCGTGGATGGACTTCAACTCACTAGAAACACACATTGCGTAATGATCGGGATTCATTGTTACACACACCAAATTAGAATGTTCGCCTCCGAAGCCCCCGTCGTGTCGCGATACACCGATAAAGAGCGAACGTACACCGACCGGGTCTCTCGCGACATATGTCACCCCACTTTCATAATCGTGTAATACAAATCCGAATACACCATCCAATCTACGCACCGTTTCCTGAATCCCGAGTTTGCGATAGAGATGAATGATGATTTCGCAGTCCGATCCGCTCTGGTAGTCACCCTCCAACCCAAATTCAGAAATGAGAGCCCGGAAGTTATAGATTTCACCATTACAAATCAATCGGCAGTTTTTAATATAAAACGGTTGGTCTGACGCCGGGTCCATTCCATTGATAGAGAGACGATGAAATCCCCACGCGCGAGTATCATCTTTCAAAAAGACTGACTTGTCTGGACCGCGATGAGAAGACAATATCGAATTTTCCTGTAATGTTTTCAACTGGGTTAATGCGAGACGCGCGACGGTTTGAAAATAAAAGATGCCACACATTCGTATGGATGTACTACGTTGGATATATAATATCACCCAGATGTGTTTATATGTATTTATTTTCACATTATTATTTAACCAAAGAGAAAAAAGCAAACAATGGAATTTCACGGTGTTGTAAATGGCGCATATTCAAATCATCACGATCGTCTTGGTGAAATCAATGAACGCATCTACGATAGAAATATCCCCTCTGCGATACTTCGCCCCGCTTTCAATGTTCGCCCCCTTTCATCCAAATACGCGATAATGCCAATTATCGAAACTCGCCCGGTTCCAACAGTAGGAATCAAATCCTATCAGGAATACACCACAGAGTCTGTATTCAATCCAGGAAATGCGAAGGCGCCTTGGCGCGGATGGGCCGACCGCGTGAATGTAGAATCATCTCTACGAAACCAATTCTTCGCACTTCAACGTAATGACAACGCAGTATATGTACCGAATTCGACCAGCGACCTCTACCAAGTTCGAATAGATAGTCGCGAAGTAGAACAGCCTAACCCCTATTTATTTGACAATGGCGCAACGAATTTCGCACCAATGAACCCCAACCCAAATGGTTTAGGCAAACTAACATTCGAGAATTCTACGCGGTTTCAACTTCGCACTCTGAATTGTAACTATGACGGGTTCTGTACCGGTCAAGGGGGGCCCATCGTCGAGCCTGCCACGAATTATATACCGGAGGAACAACTCAAAAAGAAACAAAAGGAAAAGGAACAAAAGGCGCATAACGCGAATATCGCGGAGGGTTTTTCTGGGAGGTCTGAGGCAGAGCAAACACAAGATGTGACTGGTGGAAAACACCCCACCTATATCCCGCGCGCAACGGCGTCATCTAATGCGAAAGAGTGTCTGACGATGCGGAACCGGACATAAATACAAATCTATGTAATATAACAATATATGCCGAATTATTGTTCTATTATAACATATCAAACGGCGTTGAAATGGCTGAAAACAATGAAAGGGTCGTCGTCGGCGGGCATCGAGACGACTGGAGTGACTTCAATGAACTAACGCTGACTGTTATGGCAAACCGTAATCGTTATGACAAATATAAAAAATCGATGTCGAATACATCGGACGCACTTGCCGAGTTATTTTGTAAAGAAAAGACATATTATAAAGACCGTATATTGGCAATGACGAGTGACTTATTTGATGAACGATGTGAAAATGACGAAATCAATCGCGCACATAAAGAATACCTGAAGTCGTGTATTGAATATTTGAAGTGGAATGATATCACGGATATGGTGGAGGATGATACCCGGACGGATGAAGTGCGCGACGATGTTATGTATGCGCGACAAGAGTTACATCGGAAAATACAAGAGACGGATGTTGCGTCCCCGTCCCCGCCAGCGTCCCCGTCCCCGTCCCAGCCAGCGTCTCCGTCCCCGTCCCCGTCCCCGTCCCCGCCAGCGTCCCCGAATCCCGCGTCCAATACTATTTTATCATTCGCAAACAAAATGTGTATCCGAAAAAAAACAATGGACGATTTTATTGTATTGAAACCCGCCGCTGGGTCCACCGATGAAGAAATAAAGGCTCGACTTCCCAAGGTCCGGGATTATCATAGTGAGATAATGAAGCGAACCGCAGGGACAGGGGGTGCTTCTAACTAATCATCCGAGACAATATGAAAATCACCGAATTTACAACTGACTCGGTATACGTTGCTGTATCACTAGGAAGACACCAATATGTTCGCGACGGGATAAGATGGAACGCTTTCGATCCATATACGGTGTCGCGTGAAGTATTATCAGTAAATAGATGATTGATGTCATAGTAAGACGAATCAGGGCTGAATGCGGTTTGCGCAAATTCCTCTTTGGATGCGACGATTCCTATGATGTCGTCTTGGATAAAGTAGCCGTATTCATTGGATGGAACAATCAATGTCATAATATAATTCACAATCGCATCACTTGAAAATGATGTGAATTTCATCTGAACGGTATGAAATGGTGCGGAGTAACCGCTGGTGCTGGTGGCGGCGGCGGTGGCACCAGGGAAACAATTGGAAATGATGCTATACACGTGATATAAATGCGTTGTATCATCGTACATAATGTATGCTGTCCGGTAATGAACAGTTTTATCGCTATTGTAAACGCTCATACTATAAATATATTGTGTAATGGGGTGCATCGGATTCAAACATATATCGGTGGTAATATATTCCCATTGAGAATCATCGTTTTGTAAGGCGAAAAGTGCTTCTGCCGCTGTCGCCGTGGTCGTGTCGACATCCTCTTGATTATATGTCGACGATGAGTGTTTCGTATTCCGAGGAGGAGAGTATACTTTATAAGTCCTGATACTGGCATCCAGAAAAGATGGTGTCACTATTTTGACACGGCGGCGACGGTCACTGCGGTAAGCGGAATCGGCTTCAGCGGCCTCGGCAGCGGCCTCGGCAGCGGCGACTTGTCTATTATATGAACGTGTTTTTACAACCATTACGACGAATATGACGATAAATGAAATGAGATACGCTATATCAAATAAAATATAAACAGTTCAATTTTTTATGAGATAGTAATATAGGTTTAGTATTCTATTATATACAGCAATATGAATGAAGAATACGACCGCAGCGGCGGTGACGTCGTGGGTGGTCGCAGCGGAGGCGACCCGAAATTCAAAGCGGTGAGTTGTGCGCCCAAAGACGAGACTACCCCTGACATCAACGAAACCAAGGATTTCTCGTGTTATTCATCCAAATCTCTCGAAAAGTTGAAACTACTCTGGAATAAACGACATCCTGACCAGAAAATCGAAGACACCGACCCCCGCGCGATATGGACGGCCCTCAAAAATAATATGAACCAAGTATGTCATCAGGAGGCGTGTTGGTTGCGCCAGAATTTCGCATCCACTGGAATGGACAATGAAATGCTTCATTATACTTTCGCACCACAAGCCCCAAAAGAATGGAAGAAAGATATTCACGCCTGGCTATCTAGTATTGATATTGCGAATGCCCTCAAACAATACGAACACGCAGTCCCGTCATTCATATTCATCGGACCATCGCCAATGGATTATGACGAGGTCCTAGACGACGGCGAATGTGTGTGGGATGAATTATGTAAGTTCGATATTATGAAACACGTGAAAAATGGAAAACCTAAAATCGGTATTGTTTTTAATACTGACCCTCACGATAAACCAGGTGAACATTGGGTCTCTATGTTTATTGATGTCCGAGCGCGAGTCATCTTCTTTTTTGATAGTACTGGCGACCCACCCCAGCGGAGGATACGCAAATTTATGAAGATGGTTCGCGATCAGGGGGAGGCCAATGGAATTCAATTTAAAGAATACATCAATGACATCCGTCATCAGAAAAACGACTCGGAATGTGGTGTGTATTCGATCTTTATGTGTATCCATATGCTCTTGGGAAAAATGACAGTCCACGATTTCCTTGACAAAGAGAAGAAACTGACTGACCGGTATATGCAGCGTTTTAGACGCAAGTTCTTCAATGTAGATGAGAAGGTGCCTACGCCGAATGTAGACTTTTAGGGGGCGTTGGCCCGCCTACCAGCGGCGTTGGCCCGCCTACCAGCCTTCGCCCGGCCTGACGGCCGGGCTTTAATGTATAAGGATCTGCCGGGCTTTTATGTATAAGGACCGGCTGGGCCCGGCCTGGTTTTTACCATAAATTATATAAACCCAATGCGGTATACATAATTTAATAACATAACTTCATTCGATGTCATCCCTCGTATCCCAAGAAAACAAGGAACTTCTCTGGTCGTTATTAGCCGAAGAAGGATTGTTCGACGGTATTCCCGAGAATGTAACTCCCGAAGAAATCAAGCATGTCTTTGAGCGCATTCTTAAAAATCTCTCGGCAACCATCCCGTCGCTTCACGCCGCCAAGCTGAAAGAACTTCATCACGCAAAACAGAACGCCATCGCGGAAGAAGACTATGACGCCGCAAAGAAAATCCGCACCACGATCGACGAAATGGAGGCGCCTCTCGCGCGATTAGAGAAACTAGAATCGCGTAAAGTCCTCGCAATCCAGGCCGAGGATTATGAAGCAGCCAAGCAAATCAAAATGGAAATTGACCGAATTCGCGCCGCCTCTTTTTCTCTCAAAGAACTGAATAAGATTGCGATTGAATCTCTCGCCGTGAATATTCCGAAACTTGCGAGAGATATCAGTGCGATTAAATCGGGGGGGAGTGCGGGAGGACGAAGCGGATTTTCGAAATCATCTGCATCCACGGCGCCCGTGACCGCACAGCAACCGGCACCAGTCCTGAAAGAAATATATAACGCGGAGGACTTCCAGTATCAAAAGCGCCAAGAAGTCGAAATGAAGATGCGAGAGAAGGAGGCAGAGATGCGGTCGTATTTTGAAGTCCCGCGCCCACCCGAGATTGATTTTTCCGATATTCCGAGGGAGCAGCAGCAGGTGCGACTTAAATCACGCCAGCAGACGCATACGCAGACGCCGACGGCGGAAGTCGTATATTCCAGGACAGTAGATGACAATGGCGATAGTCCTCTTGCAAACGGCGATGATATGGAACGGCTGATTGCGGAGAGGATTGCGGCGCGACAGAGAGATATGGATGAAATCGGCGAGAGAATGAAAGCGATGATGCCACCAACGGCGCAGCAGCAGCAGCAGCAGCAGCAGCACTCCACAGAATACAATCCAAATGATATCATCTCGGGAGCTGATGCGAATGCGACATCTACGCTGATGCCGATTCCGCTCCCAAGTATCGAAACACGCAAAGTCCGATTTCAGGAAGATACCAATCCAATCTTTCTGAAACTGAAGAGGAAACCGATGACAGATGGCGAACAATAATAATAATAACAATAATAATAACAATATCTATATCTATATCTATATCTATATCTATATCTATAGTAAATATGTCAAAAACGTCAGTCTCGGTATTTTTACAAGTTCACGGTGTAATAGTCCCTAAACCCTCAAATGTTGAAGACAATCGATTCGTATACTCAATCGGATGCGACCCTTTACCGTCAAATGTATCTCTATATGCCCCAGATATTTTAGCCAAAGCGTATTATGAAAACAAAGTGAATACACTCAATTTTATCGATGGTATCAAGAGTGAATGGATGGGCCAAAAAGAGGATTTTTCTCATTTAA